GAGAAAAACTTGCTTTTCTGTTGTCTGCATTGGTTCTCACTCCTTTTTAACAACTTATATAAACATATTAACATCTATGTATCTAATGTCAACCTTTTATTTCATTTATTTTTACATAATTAAACACAGTTTCTTTGCAGTTACTGAATTTACTAACGTCATGTGTTTTTACTTTACCAGTAAGTATAACATCTTTGCCTTCTAAAATACCAGCAATATCAGGTTCACGATTAAAGAAGAATTTACAGATGTTGCCTTTGGTATCCAAACAGGTCACCAAATGAATCGAATATTTTGCAATAAACTTTACATCTTTGATGTTTACTTGAAACATAAGACGTTCGCCAGCAGTACCAATAAATTCACTAGTTTTACGATATTGATCAAAGAAGTCGTCCAATCCTTGACGCTTGCTTAACACACGAAAACTATTTGGCAAACTTGCTAGAATTGCAACACCAAATCCATCAACTGCTTCGTCACTGAGGCAACGCAATACATTACCTTCAAAGTCATTTATATTGCCCATCATCTTTTTGGCAATCAGTTCATGTTTAAATTCGTCTACAATCTTATCTGCTTGTTCAACACAGTCTTCTGTAATTGTGAATTCTTCAGCGCCTTCTATACTCTGCATAAAGTTGAGAATACAAGTCTTGTTATCGTAAACACGCTTTTCATTTTCTCTGTCGTAATATCCAAACCCACTTTTGATAAAGCCTTGTTTGGCATCAACTGCAATAGCAAGTTCAAGTACTTGACGAGTATTATACTGTTGTTTTTGACGAGCCATCTTCTTATCCTCTGTTCTGTTTTACTAGTTTATAATAACATCAAGATATCTTATGTCAACCTAATATAAACAATAATAATAAAAAACCTGCAATAAATGTGAAAATAATTCTGCATATAAAACCCAGTATATTGCCTAGCAATCTAAAAATACTAAATTTTTTACGGGGAGGATTAGTGTAATAGATATCATTTATTAGATCATCTTCAGCCTGTTGTATTGTGATATCGTCTTTCATAGTGTCCTCAATATAAGTGGCGGAGGATGTGGGAGTCGAACCCACTCAACGCTGTTAGCGTTGTACGGATTAGCAATCCGCTGCATTACCGTCCTGCCCATCCTCCTTACTTATAATGTACACTATTTACTGAATAAGTCAAGTTGTTTTGTGTAATTTTTAACAGTTTCTACAGTCATTACTCGTGTGATCCAATTCTCTGCGGCATCAGTGACATAGTGACGACTTTTATTAGGATATTCAATTCGACCTACAATTTGGTTGTCTTCAAAAAAACTACACATCAAGTATTCGTCATCCACAAAACTAATGATTGCTTCTCGATTGTCTTTTTGAAATTTATTGTAATAGTCCATTAATGTTTCCTTTTGTATCTTACTTGGCTGGAACGATAGGACTCGAACCTATACTCTGCGCTACCAAAAAGCGATGCATTACCATTATGCTACGTTCCATTATGGTGCCCTGGGAGAGACTCGAACTCTCACGCCGTAAAGCACAGGTACCTAAAACCTGCGTGTCTACCATTTCACCACCAGGGCTAAGTGGTGCTCCCACACGGACTCGAACCGCGGACCTATTGATTACAAATCAATTGCTCTACCAGCTGAGCTATAGGAGCGTTTTTATTATGAGAAATGTTTGTTTAACATTTCAATGCGATCTTCCGATGCAGCCATTTTATCCAGTTCTTCTTGGATTGCTTCTACAATATCACTGTGTTCGCCAATACCAACACTTTGATTCATATAAACTAAAATATTTGTTTTAGCACGTTCTAGCTCGCCTTCAGCATGCATACGTGCGGCTTTAACTAATTGAGCACTCATACTCATTTTACATTCCTTTCATTATATTTTATCATAATTGTCCATTCTGGGTGTTTGTTAACAAGTTCATTTGCTTCTAACAAACTATCATAGGTATCTATGATACTTCCAGTTTTAAGATTCATTACATAATACATTATTCGTGTTCGCCGCCGTAACCACGTGAATTGATTCCGTTGTCTCTACGGAACGCATTTGGATTACGTTTGGCTGTTTCAAATGTTGCTACTGTTACTGCAATAGCTCCTAGCAATAGTGTGTGTAGCATCATACTAAACACTCCTGCCCACATGCTACCTACAATGATAGCAAATACAATACACCACATCCATGCCAATACTTGCATGATCATATGTCGTGTGCTGAAGTCCGGAATGTTGCTTAGTGGATTTCGTTTATGGTCCATTACTACATTCCAGCAATTAAATACCCATTCTCTCATATCTTTTCCTTTTTCAAATGTTACCTTTAAGGGATAATGTGCGTCAACAGTATCTCGATAATCAATTGCATCGTATAGATCATAGAACTTACGAACTATTTTCTTATCTTTGAAATATGCTGTTACTTTGTACATTTTACTTATTCGTTTATTGTTTCATTATTTATGGTGCGCCCGGTAGGATTCGAACCTACAGTCGACCCGTTATGAGCGGGGGGCTTTAACCGTTAAGCTACAGGCGCTGTTTTGGTACTCGCACCCGGACTCGAACCGGGACGCCATATGGCCACAGATTTTAAGTCTGTTATGTCTACCATTCCATCATGCGAGCGTTATTGGCCTGCCCTAGAGGATTCGAACCTCTGACCTAGTGCTTAGAAGGCACTTGCTCTATCCAGCTGAGCTAAGGGCAGTTTAAATCCTTTCTTACGCTACTAGTTCGTAAGGCTTGTTCCATTGACCAACATTGATGTCAGTGTAGTGACTGCGACTGAAGTAATCAGACATTGCGTCATCGTCGTTAAAATACTTAGGACCTTTCATAGCCGCTAACAGCTCATTTAGAAAGTCACGCTTGACGCCATCATAGTGGCTATCAATCCAGTATTCGTTAACTTGACAGTATCCATCACCGTGTGTAAAACTATCGCTAAAATCAAGAGCGCCTGCTTTAATATTCACAGCAAGTGTTGAATGATTACGAACAGCAATACTAGCTTTCATTTTGTATTTTTTTAATACATCTTTAATTGCTGGTGCTAGTTCTTTTTTCATCTTTTGGGATACATATGCCATTTTCGAAGTCCTCTTCGTTTGTTTAACTTACAATAATAATATAGCAGTAAGACGTCTTGTTGTCAAGAAAAAAAGACGTCTTTTTTAATCTTTTTTTACCATTCTTTGAATGTACCTGCATCTTCGTTATCACGATAGCCAGCAGTATAAGCAGTGATTTGCTCGGGTGTCATATCTTTCATTTCGATACGAGTACCTTTTTGTGTACCTTCGGGCCAATAGTGAGGATCAAAGCTTCGTCCATAGTAACTATCAGCACCGCCCCTATCATAGGGTCCGCCATGTATTTCATCGTATAGTGGCAATTTAGTTGAAAGTTTTGCTTCAACATCTACAGGTAAAGACGACATTACGCAGCCTCCTTTTCTCTACAAATATTTTCGATATGCCGTTCAATAGCACTATCGCTCCAATTAGCAAAGTCTAAGGAACGTGCATAACCTTTACTGACATAATCAGCAGTAATATAGTACGCATCTTCTTCTAGTTGAATACGGTTATATTCTTTAAGAGTACCCGAAGGAACACGATCACTCCAATACTCAGTTTCAGTTGCCGCAGGCATCATGCCCATCCAACAACCAGGTTGCTTTGAAAACTCTTGTGCTTCCTTGCGTTGAGCGTTGATATAGTCAACTAGTGCAGTTTCCATATTATACATTATGCTACCTCTCCAAACAGTTTTCCCATATTTTCGAACACTACATTATAAGCATTCACTTCAGCTTCATACCACTCATAAAAGTCATCATCTTCTTCAAAGCGGTCACTACCACTCGCATGTTCATCCCATACACGTTGCATAGCATTCATACCTTCAAGTGCATCACCACGACCAAAGTTTGTGATTGTGTTCCAAGCACTAGTAAAATCTACTGTGTTTTGATAAAAACTAGGGATTCTAAACATCGTGTATTCCTTCTTTGTTTCTAACTATACATATAATATAGCACCAAGAAGTCTTACTGTCAAGTCTTTTTTTAAATTATTTGTGTTTTTTCGTGTCCTACACGTATTTGTGGATCTACATATATGTCTATGTCCAGTTGTTTTGCATCCAAACACCAAGCAACATCTTCACTACACATTTCATATCCCTGTGGCACTTGTAACTTTTTAGGTGCAAACCACGGATATTCCATACGTTCAAATACACCTTGCTTAACCAACACCCAACCAAATCCAATATAATCTGCTTTAAAAGCAAACTTACGTTCTAACATTTCTTCTTCTTTTATGAATTGATAATGTCCGTGTTTGTTAAAATACTCGTCATCTAAGTTTTCTACAACTGGTGTAAATCCTTGAGGTTGACTATACCATCCACTAGCAACATCACAATCCATGCTTAGTAGTTTAGTAAAATGTTCTACTGTGAATACTTGATCGCTGTCGATCCACATCATATAATCATATTCTATACCATTGAATGGCTTTTGATACATACCTTTAGATACATCTGCACCTGCTACTTTACAACGAGCAAAATTTACCATACTACTGTGTTGTTGACTTAGTATGGGTTGGTGTCCATTTTGTAAGCACCAAGTCCATACACCTGTAAATGATTGTAAAAATATACCACTATAGCTATTACCCGGTAAACAAAATACTATTCTCATAAACTCACGTCCTCTAATCCTGCAGCTCTTAGTTTTACAATGTTATTAATCTGAAACTGTTTGGCATCAATAGCTTTAATTAATCCCATAAACTTATTACGAATCAATGCTACTTCATTAATAATATGCTGTTGGTCAATAACTTCACTTTCGCTGTCAGCATACTTTTCAGCATCTCGACTACTAAGTGCTTTGTTATATCCTTCTAGATATTTTCTATAATGTTTGTTGCGTATTTTGCGCATCTCAATATTAAGATGTTCAAGTATAGCTTCTAGTTCCTGTAATTGATTAAAACGATACTCAACTATTCCAGGCATATCACGTGAGTGTTTTTCTACATTACCTTTGAGTCCACAATCTAATCTTGCTTCATCTAGTTGCTGTTCGAAGTAATCAATCGCAGGAACAATATTAGCTATATTTTTCTTTACTTTACTATACCAGCTCATTTACCAATCATCGTATTCATCCGAGTCCTCATCAATATCATCATATGCATCTTCATAATAACAATCTCTGAGCACTCTGTCAAGTGTTGAGTCGTAACCAAACCATTCATCGCATACTTCATTTAGATCGCAGATATTTTCGTTGATCACAGTTAAGAACTTTTCACATGCAATTTCTTTGTCTTTGGCACTAATATAAGGTTTCATAGACAGCCACATATCAACGTATGCGGCTATCTCACTGTCATTCATTTTCATTGGTTAATTCTTCCTTGGGTAAGACGTCTTGTTCATCGTCGATATTTACCTCCGGAAGGTCTTCTACAGCGTCTACGACATCATCGTCCCATTCGCTCATAATAAGATCCAAAGCATTATCTTTGTTAGCATTCCAAGGTTTGCGGAACATTTTAATTACTTCACCTGTTTTAGGGCTAGTATATTCTAAACTGTTACCACTCTTCTTTAGAATCTCTTTTGCTTCAAAGAATTCAACAAGTCCACTATATGGACTCATTCCTGTCTCATATGGAATTTCTACTTGTACACTTTCAAAGGGTTTAGCATAACGTGTTTTCATTACCTTACACGCCGCTCGAATACCATGTACTTGTGATGTTTTGTTACCATCTGCGTCTACTTTTAGTTTGAGTTTACGCATAGCAATAACAATACTACTTGCATAGATAAAGCCTTGACCACCTGAGATTTTATCATCCGGGTCAAACATATCTTGTGATGCATATGTATGGTTAGTTGCTAGTAGTCCTACGTTAAATTCACCAAACATGTTAACTGTGTTTCTAACAAGCGATGTTAGTGCTTTGGGCTTACGACCCATATCACCTTTCATATCACCTTTTTGGAACTGATCAACATCAGTTGGTGTTAGTAGCATACCCAACGAATCAACTACAAACAATACCTTAGGACGATCTTCATGATCTTTGTCTGTGTATTCTGATTTGTAGTCTTTCATAAAGTCACTGATAGTTCTAGCAACATCATCGATCATACTCATATTAAGTTTGAGTAGTTTATCTTCTGCTGTATCAACGTCTAGTGCATGCAACCATTTTTCATCTAGTGCATTTTCACTGTCAATTAGTACTACAAAGATACCTTGCTCTTGTGCTGACTTGATTACATTACCTGCTGCAATATAACTTTTGCCTGCACCCGATTCACCTGCGAGTACTGTTACTTTACCTAGTGGAATACCTTTTTCAAATTCTCCACTGATTAGTTTGTTTAGTGTGTAATTACCTGTACTGATCCATGTGTCCGGATCATTAAACCCAACACTTAGTCCGGGCACCGCTTTGGTAATACTTTTGCGGAATTTACTTACGTCAAAAGGCTTTGCCATTAATTTCTCCAAGAATATAATGTAGGCGACTATTGCCGCCTACTGTGTTAGATGTTTTGATTATGCTCCGCGATTACGAATTGCTGCCAAAATGTCTTGCGCACTTGGCTTTTCACCACCATCATCTCCTGCTGGTGCTGTTGCCGCTACTGCCGCCGCTACTGCTTCCTGTTGTACAGGAGGAGTAACTGGAGTAGGTGCCGCTTCTGCTACTGGTGCAGGTGCGGGAGTAGGTTGCGGAACACTTTGTGCCGCAGGTTTGGCCGCTGAATTGTTTGGCGCACTGTTAGCAGTGTCAATTTGTACACCAGCTGGACGATAAAAGTTACCGAACAATTCTGGATCATACAGTTGACCATCAACGCTTGCTTCAAACATTTGACCAATTGCAGTCAATTCAGCTTCAGTTGGCTGTTTAGGAAGAAAATCATTTAGATTAAACAACCCATGTGTGTCAATTGCTGCACGTTCGTTGCTGTCTAAACTACGCTCTCTACGGCTCCAGCTAGACGTTGAATAGTCTGCATACTGACCTTTAGTTGTCTTTGTTAGACGGAAATCAGTACCTTGTTCAATATCTGTTGGAAGTTCAGTGAAATCACTGTCCATCAATGCACCTTTAATGATGTTAAAGATACTTGGATTGATAATAAACCTACGAATTGGATTGTCAGGAGTAGTATCTTCTTGTAAACTGTTTTCAGCTACAAAGCCTTGGAATACGTAACTACGCTTTTTCCAATACTTACGACCCATGTCTTCTAAGTTAGGATCTTTAAACCAGTTGCGTACTTCTGCGAGTACTGGGCAACTTCCTACCGGACCCCACATTTCGTTACACGGAACGTTCACTGTAACTGCACGACTGTTTGGGTCACCTTTTACACCTGAAAATCCTAAACGAATCATTTGACGCTCACGCCAAAAGTAAGTATTACTCGAATCACCGTCTGGTAAGAAACGAATTACACTTGTTGAATTTTCTGGGATATTCCAAAATGGGAAGATAGCGTTATCGCCACCTGAGCTAGATCCGCCTCCGCGGTTTTCTTGTTGTTGTAATTTTGCACGAATTTCTGCCAATGTTGCCATAGTATTTCTCCTATATTTTGCCTATGTTTATGCCTAAGTATGCCTTTGTGACCACTTATGTAATCACTATTATATGTGTATTTTGTGAGGTTGTCAACTAAAAAGTTTATCGAAATCGTATTTTGTAAATGCGCCTTCAAATGTTTGTTCATAGTTCTCACTGGGTACACGGGTTGTTTCACTTGCTGATGTTTTCAACTTAGGCATCAATGTTTTAATAGCACTTATTGCTTGTTTTAACATAGCACCATCTTTAATATTGTCAACCTCATCATTGAATCTTGCAAGTAATACACTTAATTGATCCTGATCTTTGCCGCCATCAATGACGCCACTTAGATATTGTGCAATTGCACCAAGTTGTTGTTGGATTGGATCTCCAACAAGTCTCTTGCTTACCATTGGATTTTCAGGATCATTCTTGATATCAACACCTTTACGTAGTCTAACAGTATCCATTCCTAGGATAGAATTAGCTAGGCTATTCAGTGTCTCTTTTGCAAATGCATCACGTTCTTTGATAGATTTCATCTCTTTAACTAATGCATTCACATACGGTAGCGCATCATCTAGACTTTCGTCAAATGTGCGTACTGTAAACTGGTTACGAAGTTTTGTACGATCTGTTTCATTGATCTTAACTTCTTTTGCTTCAAACTTGTCTTTGGTTTCGTTGTAACACTTACACCCTTTAAGTTTGTTAATTCCTTCTCTGATACTAGCAATACGCTGAGAGACTGCTTCTACAATATCTGCTGTATCTTCGTTTACCAAACCATTGCGCTTACTGTAGTTGGCAAACTCTTTAAGTTTTTTAAGTTCTACAGTTTGTTCTTGAATATGTTGTCCAAATGGATCATGTGGGTTGCCACCTTCTTTAACATGACGTAGCATTGCTCTGCCGCCTGCTAAATTGTTTGTTGGCATTTTGAAACGTTCGCCTTCTGCATTCTCAATATAAATTGCACTGATGTTTCTGCTTCTACTTCCACGTGATTCTTCGTTCACTGGTTTTGTGTGTTTAATAATAAGTTTAGCACTTTCTAGCTTTTGATAACTGCTCTTGCTAGTTCCGTATGCTGCACTAATACCTTCTTCAATTTTCATGTCTCTCACCTTTTGCGCTTGGTAATCTTGGTCTTTTGGTTCAATGTGTTTTGTAAAACTTTTTAATGTATATTCTATTACACTTTGATTTGCTAGATTTTTTAATTGTTCTAGTGTACTTCTGAATTGATCGATGTCAGTGTTTTGATTAACACTTACACGTATTTCTCTTGTACTATCAGTTTCGTCAAGATTGATCATAGTGCCTAGATCTTGAATATAAAATCTTCTTGCACTGTTAGGATCAACAGTATGCTCGCCCTCATCTGTAAACAACTTCAAATTATGTCCGTTGCCTTTGAGAATCTTAAACATTTTTTCAGATACTTTATCGCTGCTAATCATATCAATTCCTTTATTATATTTATGTTAGAAACACAAAAGGCATAGGATCCACAGCCTCGTCGTCACTAAAACTATCTTTTAATTCATCATATGCGCTTTCATCATACTGCGCTACTTGTTGAGCAATACGTACTACCAGCACACATGCCATTACTAGATCATCTGTTTCGCCGTCTTTGGCACTAAAACTACTGCCTCTGGCAATAAATGTTTTGATTTCTTTTAATAGCGCACTACTTGCAATTTCCATTTTGTCTGTTTCAACCCAAGTCTTAAGTTTACTACATGCGGCTAACTTGCTTTTGTTTGTGGTAGTAAAACCTTTTCTAAAGCCTCTGTTTGCACTGCGAGGTTGACTAATCAATGTACCCGGAATATTATCTTCGCCTAGTTCTGCAATTACTACCAATGCCGCTTCGCCTAGTGTGTTGTTTTCAACACTCCAATATATTTCACTCTCAGGTGCTGCTTCTTGTATTTCTAATAACATTTGTCTTAGTATACGTATCTGATCAGTGATGGGTGTCTTGTTGTGCATCCATTCTGCTACTTGACGCATGCCTGGTAGTTCATATATTTGTATAGCAGAATTGTCACCGCCAGTGCCAAGACTTGGATCTAGTCCAGCAATGTATGTTCTGCCTTTAACAATATTTTTATACCAACGTACTTGTCCTGTACGTCTGTGTATGTCTTTGCTTTCCATCATTGCTAGTTTTAGACTGCTAATCAATGTTTCATCATAAGCAATAAATTCATTTAAGTGTTCACGACGAAAACGTTCTTCACCAATTTTACCTTCTTCTTCATCAGCCCAAGGCTGATCCCTGTCAGGGTGTGCTTTCCAATCAGCACTATATGCTTTAAATCCATTTTTACCAACTTGTTTTTCAAATCCGTATTCGTCTACTGTGTTACAAGCCGCTCTCCAAATTTGTGCAAACTGGTCATCATCCTGATTGGGTGTACTAGTAATAATACATTTACCGCCTGTACTAAGTGTTGGACTAAGTGATGTCCAAAACTCTCTGGCAATCGTAGGACGCACAAATGCAAACTCGTCCAAGTATGCTAGCGAAATACTTAAACCACGACCAGTGTTTTCTGTTGTTGCTTGTGCAATAATACGTGATCCGTTGTCAAACTCCAACGATCCTTTGTTATATGCTGTTACACCTGCACGTACATGATCTGGTAATAGTTCGTATGCAAATCTAATACGTTGCATAATCTCTTGAGCACCACTGTATTTGTGTGCCGCAATAAGAATTGTTTGATCAGGTACATACATAGCATACCATAACAAGTATGCCGCTGCCGCTGTTGACTTACCCATTTGTCTACTAATCAATGCTATACTATATCTATGACCGTGATAAGCATCTAGTAGGCCTTTTTGAAAGTCAAACAAATCAAACTTCATTCTGCCTTTGACAGGATGTTGTATCCATACAAAGTTTTCAATAAAATATTGAGGGTCTTGCGTACACTTAACGATTTCTTCAACTTGCTGAGCTGTGAACTTTTCTCGTTTGTACGGACTTTTGATTAAATTGGTATCTACACTCATTGTAGTAGTACTTATCTATTAAAAAAAGAGCTATGTTTCCATAGCTCTAGTTTATACCTGTAATTATCTTGATGTCATTGTTTTTACGATATTTTTGTAAGGAATACCGTCTTGACGTTTTTTAACTTTATCTTGATACGCAGGATTTGTATCATGTGAATAAGGTTCTCCAACTGGAACACTGTCATTTCCAGACATTTTTGATAACTGTGCTTGATTGCCTGTTAATCTTTTTGCTACGTCCTGTGGTACAGTAGCGAGAAACTTATTAATTTTAATCTGATTCTTTGTAGCCATTACATCAGCATAATCTTGATCATATCCTTCGTTAACACCTGCTAACATTTTAAGTCTTGTAAGATCTGAACTTTCTGTTTCAACTGAACCTTCTAGGTGTGCTCTACCATCTTCTTGCATACCCTGTTCACTAAATTCTACATCCATGCCAATCATATCACTGATAGCTTTTTCAAATCCGCTATCTGTATAAATCGACCAAGGACCGTCATGTTCGACAGTAACACTTAAATATCCGTTTTCTTCAACAACTTCGTAGTCAGTGACTGTAACCATTGGAGGATTAGTGTCTTCTTTATCCCAAATACTATCGCCTGCAAGTTTAACTTGTTGTGGCATACTAGCATACCCAGGACCTCCAGCACTTGCTTTTGCTGGATTATAATCTGGTGCGCCCATGCCTGCTTCTTCGACACTTCCTGATAATTGTATAAGCCTGCTAATATCCATTTTTATAGTCCTGCTAGTTGTTTTAGTACATCGATGTCGTCATCTAGTTTATGTGCAGTATCTTTGCTCATTTTAGTTTTGTATTTTTTACCGCCAAACTCAAATTCTGGCTTATTAGATCTTGCTGCTGCAGCCGCCGCTTGATTAAATGCATTTTCTTCAACATCTGCTTCGTCGATTGCATCTTCATTCATCCAAGTAATAACGCTCATGTCTTGCATTGCATCACGTAGTTGCTCGTCAATATCTGCATCATTCCAATATAAATCGTCTTCTGGTCCTGGCATAGGTCCAGTAACGTCTAGCTTGCCATCTTTAAGTGTTACTTCGACTTCTTGGCTAACTTCGCCACCATCACGGTCTGTAAAGAACATTTCCATGTATCCTACTTTGCCAGCATCTTCAGTTACTGATTCTTCAGCTTTACGTGCTTTAGCTCTTTCTTCAGCGGCACACTCATCACATGTGTCAATTTCGCCATCAGTTTCGTCTTTCATGTATTCACAGTCAGCGCAACCTTTAGTAGCTTCAGCTACAGGATCTTCTTTGTATGCGTTCCATGCTTCGGTAATATCTTCTACTGTGTGATCTTCATATACTTTTGTTTCGTCTACTGTTACATGTTCGCCATTGGCTCCTAAGTATCTACGTAGGCTTAAATCAGATGCACTACCTAGTGTACCTTGATATTCTTGTGGGTTAGGTTCAGTTGTTGCTTCACCTGGCATTTCTTCTGCGACAGGAGCATCTCCTGTTAATTGATTCAATTGCTCCGGAGTTACCAATGCAATCATAGTACGCATGCCATCACTTGAACTTGCAACAGGTTGTTCTTGCACTGGTGCTTGAGCATTTTGAATTCCTGCTAATTTAATTAAGTCATTTAAATCCATGTTCTTACACCTTATATTCTTTGTATAGCTCAGAGCCTGCGGCGTCTTTCACCATTTTTTCATTATATGCATCACCGTAATGATCTTCTGTTTTGATCTTTTCAGCGTCACTATAATCAGCATCTGCTAAGACACTGGTTGGTTCTTCGTCACTATCCTCAGCAACTTCCCATAATTCTTGTGCTTCATTCATATTGTTCACAATCATTTCACCTATGCATCCGCAAATTCCTGCAATTTCTTCTTGTAGGCTATTTGGTGTTGCTGGTAACTTTGTTGCAAAGTCGTATGTATAAATTTCTCTTGCTCCTATATCGCCAAAGCCACGTGGCTTGTGCATAATAGTTTTCTTAGGAGCACCCATGCTTTCCATGTTATATTTTTTCATATGCGCCTCAATACGGTCCATATGATCATCTGAAATCTCGTGCAGACTTCTAAGCCTGAACTCATATGTTTTTTCAGATTCAGCTAGATATTGTTTCAAACTTTTCATCGTAGATTCCTTCGTTATAGTTATTTATCAGGTTCGTTAATTTTTGCAATCACTGCATTTATTAAACTGTTGCGATCTTCAAACTCTTCTGCTTGTCCTTCCACTGGCATTTCTCCGCCATTTGCTTTGGCTTGCTGTGTTTGTACTGCATGATCATGTTTGGCTTTTTGTAATTGTAGTTGCACCATCTTTAATTTTTTATCCATCTTTGCTGTTTTAGCAGTGATAGCATTGGTCATCATTGTACTTGCAACTGCAAATACGTTTGCGGCATGTCTATCTTCTACATTTTGTCCTAGATCCATTAAGTCCTGGAATGCATGCATAGCTTTGTCAGCATACTTGTCCATATCTGCGTCCAATGTCTCCATATCTCTAACCATTGGTAGTGCAGCATCAATTTTATCTGCTGTATCTAGTTGCTGTTGTAATTGTGTAAGATCCAACCCAGTATCTTCTTGTTTTATTGGTTCGTCTACCTTTTCTTCATTCATCGGAGGTAAATCAAATACATCTTCAATTTTACTACTCATCGTGTTTTCCTCTTTTTGGGCTGATTAAACAGCTCATGTTCTGTTAGCACTCTAAATCCTACACCTTGTCTGTCACAATATACTTTAGCAGCTTGCCATTTTGCTTCATTGATAATAGCAGATGCTTTCTGTGCAGTACTTTTAGCATGTGCTAGTGTTTGTCCAGCAGGTTTAATTTCAATCATTTCTGCTTTGCGCTGTTTATTCTTGTCTTCATACACTATAAAAAAGTCTGGAACATAGTGTGTGTTTTTACCTGTTGCTGGATTTCTATAAGGTATTCTGTGTGCTTCACTTGCCCATGCAAGTATGCTAGGATGTGTGTCTAACAAACGCATAAATTTTAGTTCCCATCCGCTACGGTATCTAGGACGATGTTTGCCCACATACTTGCTAGGATTTTTTACTTCATATATGCCTTGTTGAAACTTATGTGCCATTCTAGTAGTATTTATTCAGCTGGCACTACGAAACTTTTTCCATCTATATTTCTAAGTTTTTCACCTGATCTTAGCGTACCTGTGAATGGCTTTAATCCTTGCTGTTGAGGAGCTTGCGCAGATCTGTTAACCGCTTGTTGATTTTGAGTATTAACAATATTTGCTCTTTCAACATTTGCTTCATTGCTGCTACCAGCTTCTGCATCAATGTTAAAATGTTCTGGTTGGAAGGTCACACTATAAGTTACAGGTTGACTGTCACTGTATGCAAGTGTGTCGTGTTGTATGTTTGTGATCATACAGTTAAACAATTGTATTGAACGACCACCTGCCGCTGTTTCTCTACTATTGATATTGATCTGCTCAAAAAAGAATCTACTGTTTTGTGCTATTGCTTTCGCTCCAAATACGTGTCCAGCGCCACTTGCAAATGTCTGACCAAGTACATCATAACTGTTAAAGTTTACAGTGTCTAGTTCATGTCCGTGAAAATAATGGCCTGCATATGCTTTCATTAGATTTTGAAATTCGTTGTCTTTGGTATCATAAAATACAATAGGCACAGTACCTGTACTCATTCGTGTTGGTATATGTCTAACTCTATTGTATTGATTAAGTTGTGTAATACCGTAGTCAACGTCGGGTAAACCAACGCTAACTACTCTATTAAAAACAAAATTACGCTGTTGTACTTGAGGTGCTACTACATTCTCATTTAGAATAAACTCAATACTAAAATTATATTTTAGTCTTGGCGTTTTATTAAGTACGGGATCGTCGACACCGAATATTTCAGCGGCAGCATTAAAAGGGCCGGTTCTACTAGCTAATCCCATACTTATATCCTATTAGGTACCAGCGCCAGTTGCGTTGCTGCGTGTCTGATCAGGTGTTACGCCTGTAAGTGTAGCGTTACCTGCTGCATCATAAATTTCTGCATTGTCATAACGTACTGATACAGTTACCTGTACTTGCTCACTAGCGGCATACGCCATTTCACCGTACTGAATATTTTGAATATAGCAACCTGCTAGTTCAAACTTATCAAGTACGCCTGGTGTTGGGTTAGCGCCATCTAAACTTTCTACAGTCATTTGGAACTTATAACCACTACCTGCTCTTGAGCTTGATTGATTAGCATGGTCAACTTGTCTGTTGAGCTGATTGTTAAGCTCACGTATTACTACGCTGTCAACATCATCTCTTAGAACCACTGTGATAGGATCCCAAGTATGTTTACCTGCTAAATTAATTCTTGAATTATATGCATCTATTAGAACTTCATCGTGTGTGAGACTTGGTCTGCTAACACTGATTACACTTCTAGTAGGAGATGCACTAAAGCCATCACCAATAAACGTCACTCTAAAACGATATTGTAGCTTTGGCATAATTGTTGTTGTGTTACCTGCATTATCTGGAACACCTAGTGTTGTAATTACTGCCATCGATTTCTCCTTATATACCGGCTGTTAGTATTTATTAAAAACCAGTCAAAAAAAATGGACGACATGAGCCGTCCATTAAGTATTATGTTAATTTTCTTAGTTTGTAGTACCAATTGTACCTGTATTAACTAATCTAATCGGAATGTAAATGAATTCTGCCGCTTTTGAAGGTTCAATTGCAACATCAACATAAAATTCGTTACGATCAATTCTTGCAGGAGTGTTATTGCTCTCATCACAAACAACTGCAAAGTCATTAAGACCTCTGCGGCTGAGAATGTCTGCAAGGAATCTTTCAAACGCAATCTTAGCACGTTCACGTGTTTGAGCATCATTAACTTCAAACAAGAATGGACGAGCTAGTTCGTCGAAACGATCTCTTAGGTAAGCTACCAATCTTGCAACATTAACTCTGTCCAATGCACTTGTAGTTGTGTGCAGTGTTTTCTGTCCAAAGATTACTGTTCCTTGTCCTGGGAATGTTGTGATTGGGTTTAGCTTGGCTGTATACATCGCATCACGTTGACCTTGTGTAAGGCTAACTGCTTTGAACTCACCCTCTGTAGTGATGTGTCCAACTGCACTTGCGTTTTGTACAACACCTCTTGTTAAGCCTGCCGGAGCAAACCACTGGAAGCTGATGTTGTCATTGTATGCAAATGTATAAAGTGCCATATGACTTGGTGGTACTGTTACAGTGTTACCATTTAATGGCTCTGAAGTTTGACCTGCTGGATAGTAAACTGCACTGTAAGTGTTGTTTGTTACTAGTCCATCTTCGCCATTTTCACTTGCACTACCTGTGTTTTGTGTCCAACTAATTACGTCAGTTGGGTTTTTACGCATTGGTGCATCAACAATGATAAATGCTGTTTCGCCTCTGTCACTGTTCAATGTTACCATTTCGTCTACTAGCTCAGGATAGTTTGGTGCAGCAATTAAGCTAAATCTGTTGCTTGGGTCTCTGAGATCTGTACCTGCCGCTACTGCTTGCATTGCTGTTGCGATAACTTTGCGTTGTGCAAATCTACCAAATGCACCACTACCATCTGCATGATTAGCCGCTGCATTTCTCCATGCTGTGCCGTTCCAACTGCGCACTGTGTTTTTACTTTGTGCCATGTTTACAACAATCATTCCATTTGGATAAACTGCTGCATTTGGTGCACCACTAATAGTAGTAGCATTACCACTGTTAGATGCATCAGCTGCTGTATCAGTAATGTCAGCAAACAATACACCTGTTGTATTTGTTTGGTCTGTGTTACTGTGTGTGATCCAACTTGAACCGTTGTACACTTTTATCATTGGATAAGCACGTTCATTAGCTTGGTTCTCACCTGCTAGTGTTGTGTCAACCCAAACATCACCACTGCTTGGTCCTGTTGGAGCAGTTGTGCCATATGTTGCACTAGTTGTTGTGTAGTTACCACTGTTTACTTTGTATAGATCCAAACTGTTGATTGTGTTATCAAACCAGTATGTACCCGATGCCGCTGTAGCAGTTGGTGTTGCAGCTTGTGCAAGCACTGCTGGTGCAGTCAAATCGCCTACTGCGCCGCCAGTTACTACTTCACGGACAGCAATAGTTGCTTTAGTATTGGCTTGTTGGTCAAGTAATAAGTTTCCAACTGTAGCACTACTTGATGTAAGAGCAGTTGTACTTGAACCATCTTGTGGTACAAAGTCGCCAATAGCGCCAGCGCCATCTGCTTGTGTGCTTGTTACACCTTGTACTGTTGCTGTAGCAAATGCTGAACTTGTTGCATTGTAACGACTAATTGCAAGATTTAAACCATTGCCTGGGCGTGTTGTTTTAATCCAAACATCGTTAGCTGCTGGGCTTGAAGGAGCTGTGTAGTGAGGTGCATATGATACGCCAACTGCGCCTGTCATGTCTGCATCACTGTCCATTACTTCCCATGCGCCGCCTACGCCATAAAAGTATTCAATACTCATTTGACGAGCTGCACTTGTGCTTGTTTCGTTATCAACATGAACAACAACTAAGAATGTACCGTTTGTGGCTGCACTTGCACCACTTGGTGTGTGTACATCGCCGCCTACATCTGTGCCATCGTCTACATTAATTTGTACTGCTGGAGTTTTTTCTTCCCACTTATTAGTGGTGCTGTTCCATTGGTGGATACCAAATTTACTTGCATCTGTGTCTAACCATAGACCATTTGCTGTACTATAAGCCGCTGTTGGCTCTGTGGTTGTTGTTTCTAGTTGAGCAAGATCAACGTCTGCACGTACTACATACGCTTGACTGCCTTGTCCGAGATAACTGTATGCAGCCATTAGACCATATTCACTGGTCTCACTGCCTTGTGTAATTGCTGTACCTACAGTAGTAAACGTTGGGTTACCAAAAAACTGTGTTAGCTCACGCTGACTAGTAACTTTAATTACGTTACCAGCTTGAGCTGTTTTAGTATATTTGGCAATACCGTCTGCTTCGCTACCAGTAGGATCTGTTTTGTTTGTTCTTGTGGCTACTAATAGTAGTGGTACTGTACCAGCACCTGGTGCGCCATAGGCGCTTTCATCTACTACACTAACCTGAACACCTGGTGATACTAACGCCATTGCATTCTCCTCTATTGAATTGGTTGCTAGTAGTATTTACCAGAGTGACTATATATCAGGGGGGATATAGAGGTTAACCTAGTACTTAATTATTCTGACACACTGTAAGGATCAATATGTCCTATAAGTTGTTGCACATTAAATTCTAAGTCTTGCAATGTACCGTTATTATCAATTGTATAATCAGACATCCATTGTTCCAAACTCATACTATTTTTATTCTCTGGTGGTAAGTGATCACTACGATCAACCCATATACAATAATCAAACACGCCTGTATTTTTCATAGCATGGAATTCTTTTTTGTTTCGCAACCCACAATAGATATCATATTCTTGAAACATTTCTCTGCCTAGTGTAGCAGGATCTGGTATATTGTAGTCGCAAATAGCTTCATACCACTCTTGTCTGTGATTGTGTCTATCTGCATAGCATTGTTCTTCGTTTGTGTAGCTATACTTTTCTTTAAGATCATTATATATAAAAAGTTTTGAGCAGAACTTGCTACTGCTTTCAAAACTATAACCATACTTGTCTCTGAGAATCTCACAGACAGTATCTTTGCCATGTCGCCCATGGCCAATTACTAGTAATTTTAATTTCATGTTTATATAATAATAGGATCAGGCAATTTTGTCAACCGATAATAACGCCCAAACCAGCTTGGCCTTCTGCATAATATTTGAGGTCATCTTCTAGTTTGTCGATTGTTGCTTGTGCATCCATACGCAATGCATCAGCATTTAAACTTGTGCCGCCTTGTGGACCTGCAATAGTATTAAACTTGCCACGTGCTTCTGCTAGCATTAGTTTAGCATGTGCTAGTGCATAGTCTTTGATCCATGGCATACAATATGTGTCTTGCAATAGTTCTTCATCACTGCGTTGTTTATATGCATGTATATACACTGTGTCGTCTGCTTTAACTTTTCTGTGCAACAATAGTTTTTTGGTTACAGTGTTCCAAGTGAACGTGTAATTTTCTCCAAACATTTTACCTAGTGTTTCTCTGTGTTGAGCAAGTGCATCGTATACTGCCATTCCGCCTGCTCTTCCACTATACAATAGATAGTTGTTCAAGTATGCAGTTTCAAACGGTTCAATGTCACCACCGCTTGCACTGTTTAGTGTACCACTGCTACGTCTATACACATCAAATACATCAATAACATCTGCATCCAATGTGTACTCACTTACTTCTCTGACTAGTTCAAGTTTGACAAATGCTTCTTCAACACTGTTCTCACTGCGTTGTCTGTATTTTTCAAAACTTTTCTTAATAGCCAAGTCATAATGCTCAGGGTCGAGTTCAACATCAACCATCTGACCACCTAAACGTAGTTCTATTTCTTTGATCATATCATCTTTTAATGCCATACAAGTATTTATTACTTGAAGGCTTTTAAGATAATCGTATCAGCATTGAATCTTCCGTTTAGTTTTGTTTCAGTTGTTTTGAGATATCCAAACTGTGTTTTTAGTTTGTGTTTGGTTACCTTTTTCCAATTTGGCAACACTTCATTTGGTTTACGCACTGTCTTTTGTACACTGCGTGTTTCATCGAAGAACAATAACGAAGTTCCTTTGACTTTAAACTGTGCATGATCATCTGCAAAGTATATGCCCAACTTACGGTTCTTTGTGTTAAACACAACCAATGCAGTTGCATCAATAATGTCTGCTGGATTAATACTAGCAATTCCAAAATCACTATCGCTTGGCTTGAACTTGAGCTTTTTAACAAGCTCTGCAGCACTCTTAACTTTGGGTTTACGAACTGCACGAGTTTGCTTTTTCTCTGCTTTGACAATTTCAATAGCATCAAACAGTCGCTTGTAAAAGTCTGTTAGTTCTTTGATTTCTTTTTTGCTGTAAGTTTCGTAACCTTCTGCAAGTTGCTGTTGCATATCGTTACGCTTCTTAGGCGTTGGCAAGTTGTTAAGCTCTTGTAGCTCTTCCCATTGCCCTTTGTAAAATTCCGTTACAAAACGTAGATGTCCTAGATTCATCTCATACTTTTTAAAGTAGTTGAGGGGATTCTTTTTGAGCAACGGATTGTTTTTGCTATCACGCATCCAGTCATCTTCCCATTGGTCAAACTCTTCCATTTTGTCAATGGTTGCTTCTTCAAGCCGTTCTTGAATAGTTGGTACGTGTACTTGTTTTTTCTTCTTGTCTTCTGCTTTTTTAAGTTCAACAACTTTAGCGCCTTCTTCTGAAAGCTCGTTAATCCACTTGTCTAATCTTCCCACATACGCAGGATGTATTCTGTCAGGCGCATATTCTTCAAAATGTGCGGCAGTAGCATAATGACTTTTACCGCCAACTTTCCAGTCTGGAAGTTTGTTGATATTTGCAACTACTGTTTTATCATAGTTGTTTTTGATATATGTTTTAACTTTAGTAAGCCACTCTTTGCTTTCTATTAGATAGTGTATATGATACTGTACAGCATGCCATCCTTTGTCCAATGGAAGCTGATCCCATGCGTTTGCTCTACGTTGTGCTCTAGGCTTTTTACGCTTTGTTACACTCTTCGCCATGACTATCTCCTATCTGTTACATAACAATAATAACACCTTTTACTTATTTGTCAACCTACTAGATCCAGCTAAATATACATATGC